TGAAAAAACACCACGAGCTCAAATTGTAGGATATCTACAAGGTTGTATTAAATCATTAATTAACACTTTAGAAGAATAATGACATTCAAAGAAACATTATTAGCAACTATTGAAGATAATCGACTAGAAATGTTGATGCCTTCACGTGAATACAGTGAAAATGAAATGGTATACATGCGTGGTTACCAACAGGCATTAGAGGATATGTTAGAGGATTATGATGGCGAATTATACACTATTAATCATGGTAAACACACATTTTCATTAAATTAATATCATATGAATTCAGTAAAAAAGAAATTTTTAGAAAAGTCAACAAGTGAAGAAATGCTTGAGATTGTTAAATGTATAACACGGGCTGAAAGTCATGGGTTATTAGTAGAAGTTGTATACACAGCATTGAAAGAAATGAAAGAATATCCTAAATCTTCTCCATTACTTGCTTTACAAATTGCATTAGAAGATTGGGATGTGTAGAAATAATTTCGTATATTAATAAAAAATAAAGTTATGGCAAATAGAGATTTAAAAATTGAATTAATTAATGAATTAGCATTTTTACTAGAACTGCAAGGTAAAGCTTGGGCTTATCATCCAAATAACCCAAAAGCTAAAAGTATTGTAGATGAGTATGCTCAACTTCAGATTGATATTGAAACAATCGAAGAACAAATCAAAAAAATCGATTAACTCTAAGTAAATAGGGGGAGAAAAACGTAAAATCCTAAAGTGTAATCGACGGATTACCTAAAGCTTTAGGTAGGGACTCTGAGTGTGAAAGCCGGCTAAAGAGTGAAGCCCCCTTAATTTGCTACTGTGGTGGAATAGGTAGACACGAGGGACTTAAAATCCCTTGAACAGTAATGTTCGTGCGAGTTCGATTCTCGCCAGTAGTACAACTTACGGACTCGTAGCTCAATTGGATAGAGCATCGCCCTTCTAAGGCGACGGTTATAGGTTCGACTCCTATCGGGTTCACATTTATAAATTATTTAAAGGGGATAGCTTGGCTATTACCCTTTTTTTATCTATATTTATCAACACATCATTAATTTTTATACAGTATGGGACATTATGAAGATAGATTTTTTGAAATTTATGAAGACATTAAGGTTAAAAACTTAAAGGAAGATTTTGATAAACAGCTTGTGAAAATGAGTAGACAAGAAAAACACAGATTTAAAAATCAAAAAGAAAGATGGGAATATGCTCATGCCCGCGTTACAGGATCAATTTAAAATATGTATACTAAAAATAATAAAGTGAAATTAGATAATATTTTCGAATTATTTTCATCAAATGAAAATGTAGATGGAGAAAATGATATAGTTCATATCGATTTCACCCAAACCCCAGTTTACTGGATTGGGATGTATAAAAAATTAGTATTAAATCATCTTAATTTTAATAAAAAAGTCGTACAATTTTTTAAAGAATCAAATCATGAACTTGATGTAGTAGACATGGAAAACGCGGGGGAATTTGTAGTTTACAATAGGGCATGGTATTATATTCAAAATGTAGATGTCAACGTTGAAGAACACGTATTAGCCATAGAAAAATATCAAGATGAATATTTAGATACTGCTCTTAAATTAGGAATTAATTTTTTTGAGGAGCAAGAGGAATACGAGAAGTGTGCTCTCCTTAAACGTATCTTAGACAAAATCCAGGAAATTTCAAAATAAAACTTGGTTACCTAAAATATCTCTCGTAACTTCAGAATACGGGTTTAGGAAAAAAGGGGAATGGGGAATAAGGAGATAAAGATAGGTTGGAAAGGTGGGAGTAAGGTGTTATATTCACCACATAATAAAAATAAATAATATGAGAAATAAAGAACTAGTGGATAAAAGATTTATCCAAGTAGAAAGTAAAATAAAACAACTAAAATTCTTAGTTGGAGGTCAAGGTACTGCTAAAGAATTTCAAGATACCCTCAAAGATTTAGAAACCGTAGTAGAAGATTTAAAATCTATAGTAGAAAGAGATTTAGATCCTCTAAGAAATGGGTAAAATATCCAACATATTAAAAGGTTTATCATTTACACTAGTATTCCCACTATGTGTAATTTATATTTTAATCACAAGTTTATTAAATAAATAAAAGTTATGAAGTTAACAGCAGAACAAATCCAAATGAATTGGGTGGAATTTATGAGTAATATTGATACTTATATTTCATCCCCACGTAAAGAAAAATTAAAAGCATTTTATGAGAAATTTGAAGATCGTATTTCTCTTATGCCCGCATCACATAAAAAGGAATATCATTCTGCCTTTCCTGGAGGTTATGTAGACCATGTTAATAGAGTAGTTAAAGCTGCTTTATCAATGTCTGCTGTTTGGGAGGGATTTGGTTGTGATATGACCACATTTACCACTGAAGAATTAGTATTCTCAGCTATTAACCATGATTTAGGTAAAATGGGTGATTCGGAACATGAATCTTATATACCCCAAACTGATAAATGGAGGAGAGATAAATTAGGTGAAGAATATATGCACAATAAAGCTATTGCTTTTGCTGCTGTCCCAGATAGAGGATTATTTTTACTTCAGGAGCATGATGTTAAATATACATTTAATGAAATGATGGCTATTCAAACACATGATGGTTTATATGACCCAGCAAATGAAAAGTATTTAAAATCATTTATGCCAGAAACAAAACCAAGAACTTCACTACCATTTATACTACATCAGGCCGATATGATGGCAGCAAGAATTGAATTTGAAATTGAATGGTTACCTAAATTTAAGAATAACTTGGATGCTAGCAAGAGTAATTTTACATTAACAAATGATAATAAAAAAACTCATGCTAATAAAGCAAAATCTAAAGCATTAGGTTCTATGAAAAGCGAGGGTTTAAAAAATTTATTAGATAATTTATAATGGAAACAACTACAATAATTATTATATCAATTTCAGTTTTAGCCGCTGTTTTATTATTTACAACTATTAATTTATTACGTAAAAATGAAAGAGCAGAAGATATAGTAGTAGGTTATCTTATTTATTTAGATAAAATATCAAAGGTTATAGAAGCTTCAGATAAGAAATTAAAAAAGATTGATCACAAAGAATCATTTAAAAGTGATGATGAAATTGGTTTTTTCTTTGAACAAGTAAAGAAAATTCAAGAAATTTTAAATGAATTTAAGTTGAAAAAACTCGATTAAATTAAAAACATAATGGATTCTATAATTAGAAAACACAAAAGCAAACCACAAAAAAGAAGATATTTTACAAAAGAAACAGAACAGGCGATTGTTAGGTACAATCGCTCTTCTGATCCCGAAGAAAGAAGTGAGATTTATCAAGAATGGATACATTGGCCATTTTATAAGTTAACAGAAAATATTATTCATACTTTTAAATTTTACCACACTGATGGAGTAGAAAATTTAGAAGATTTACAACATGAAATAATTACATTTTTACTATCAAAAATCCATCTATTCAACCCAGAAAATGGAGCTAAGGCATATTCGTATTTTGGTACTATAGTTAAACGATGGTTAATTGTTTATAATCAAAAAAATTATAATAAAAAAATTACAAATATTAATGTAATGGATTTAAGTAGTTACTCTAACCTAGACTCAGGTAACCCATCATTTATAGCTTCATCCCGAATGGAAAAAGAATTAAATTCTATTATGAGAGATGATAATGAGAATTTTGATGGTGATGAGTTAAGTCTTCAAGGTTATACTTATAAAGATAAACTGTCAGTATTTGTAGATAAGTACGTTGAATATTGCACAGATAATATTTATGAAATTTTTCCAAAAGAATATGATGCCTCTATTGCTGATGCTATATTAGAGTTATTTAGAAAAAGAGAAAATATAGATATTTTTAATAAAAAAGCACTTTATATTTTTATTAGAGAGCAAATTGATGTAAAAACTCCAAAAATTACTAAAATTGCTAATGTTTTATACGCAATTTTTAAGGAAAAATATATGTTTTATTTGGAACATAATAGATTCCCATACAAATAAGTTCCATTTAATGATATTTATAATCAAAAATTATGGGACAACTAGATTCAATTATATTTGGTGATAAAAAATTTTCTGATATTTTAGAAGAAATTTACACAAACCAAAAGAAAAAAGAAGCACAAGTAACAGCTTTAATAGGTGAATTAAAACCTTTAGTTCAAGAAATAGGTGATGCTACTCTTATAGTTCCACTTATTAAAGAATATATGGAGATTGGTGTTAAAAATGATGAGGCCTTAATTAAAATGGCTACCATTGTTCAAAGAGTTATTAATAACAGCCAAACTGATGATGGTAATTTTGGAATTTCTGAAGAAGAAAAGGCACAACTATTAGCTGAAATGGATAAAATACAAGCGGATAAAGAAAAAGAATAATGGCAGTAAGTAGGGTAACAGGTGGGTCAAAATCCACATCTAAGGGTAATAGTAATCAAGGTGGTGGAGTTTTTCCAGCTAGAGTATCTGCTATTATTTTAGATGATCAAACATATCCCACGGCATTTAAAAAGTTAGGTGAATGGTCTAGTATAGGAACTATATATTGGAGTTCTGTTGAAGTAATTACAAACAATAATGAAGTATTAAATAATAATATTGCTAAACCCTTATTTCCTAATGATAAAAAATATCCTTTAGTAAATGAAGTAGTATATGTAATATCATTACCCAATGCCCAAAATGAAACTACCCCTAACCAGTCATCATATTATTATTTCCAACCTATTAATGTATGGGGTAATGTACACCATAATGCAGTGCCAAATGCTTTTACAGATACATCTCCAACCTCCCAACAACAAACATATCAACAAACAGAAGCAGGAACTCCTAATAAAACCACTACTTCACCAACAACAATTAATTTAGGGCAAACTTTTACTGAAAAAGTGAATATAAAATCAATATTACCTTATGAGGGTGATATAATTTATGAAGGTAGATGGGGTCAAAGTTTTAGATTAGGGTCAACCGTTAATAATGCTAATATTCCAAATACGTGGTCTAGTGCTGGTGAAAATGGAGATCCTATTACAATTTTAAGAAATAATCAATATGATGATGGTAACGATCCTTGGGTACCTCAAGTTGAAGATATAAATCAAGATAAAACTAGTATTTATCTGACCTCAACCCAAAAAATCCCAATTGAAACTGCTAGTACTAATTACAAAGGGTACAGTACACCCCCTACTTCTCCTAATGAATTTACAGGAGAACAGATAATTTTAAACTCAGGACGATTATTATTTAATTCAAAAAATGATTCTATATTATTAAATTCCTCAAAAACTATTAACTTAAATTCACTAGAAGATATAGTAATAGAAACACCTAAAACTGTAATACAATCAGGAGAAATTCATTTAGGAGATAAATCATCATCTGAACCTATTATATTAGGGAATAAATTTTTAACTGATATGAGTAAATTATTAAGTCAAATAATAGCATTAAGTACAGCATTACAAACCCCAGTGGGTAGTGGTGTTCCCTTTGTTCCTAATGCAGCTATACCAGTACCCGCAACTCAATTACAGTTACAAGCTCAGCAAATGTTAAATAGTATTGAAACATATAAATCTAAAGTAAGCACTAGTAAATAATGGGATTAGAAAAACTCATAGTAAATCAAATTACAGGTGCAGCTAAGAATGCATTTAAAATGGATATTGTTATCGATTCAATGAAAGGTCAAGTAATTGATGTTGTAGCTGAAAAAGTAGAAGAAAAAGTCCCAGTTCCATTACCTTTTACCACTAGAGATGTATTAAATGGTAATGCATCTTTATCTCCAAATTTATTAACACCAGAAATTTTACAACAAGTCCCAGAAATACCTGAATCACAAAGACAAGAATTATTAACAACTTTAGATAATTTAGAGGCACAATTAAACCAAATCATTGATACTAAAAATAAATTACAAGGTTCATTAGATACTTTAAGAAAACCAATCGAAACTTTAGAAAAGTTAGCAGATACTTTAGGACAAGTAGTTCCAACTTTAAAGGGGGTTGTATTGATTATTAGAAACTTACCTCTTCCTACTGCAGTACCCCCAGGTATAGGTTTACCTGCTACTGTTCTTAATAATTTCTCAAATACCTTAGATGTATTAAAAGTAGTTATCGATAAATTAGATGGTCCTGTTTCTGTAGTTTCATTAGGGGTAGAACAGATTTCAAAAGTAATTACTCCTCTTTTAGGTAAAATTAAACTTTTAGATCCTATTTTTGTACAATCACAACAAATTATTATTTTTATAAGATCTTTATTACTTTATGGTCCTTTAGCAACTCAACAAGATATAAATTCTGTAGCATCAGATGTAAATGGTAGAGCTACTGCTATAATAGATGCAGCACCTGGCCCATTAAATTCATCTTCAGGAGGAGAGTGGAGGTTAGTTTCCCCTATTGGTGGTGTTTCTACCCCACCTTCTACACCACCACCAACACCTCCATCTCCCTTTACATCTGATAATGGTTATATTTATGAATGGTTTGCAAACGATAAAGCTTATAGTGATTTCTTATTAGGATTACTAACACCTCCAGTTGTGGGTGATGGTTTAATATACAGAGGATATCAATTAACTATTGAATATGATGGTGATAATAAATATCCATTTCCTGCAAGAAGAATAGTTGCTAATTTTACCCTAACAGAATCAGATATTAATCCAAATGACCCCGATACTAATTTTGCATTAAGACTCTTAGGAAGTACAATATATAATCTCCCAGATGAAGATTATTCTTTCTCATCTTCAGTTCAAGTATTAATAAGTGAAGCATATTATGAAATAGATAGATTTATTGATGGTAAACAATCAATTCAAAAATTAATAAATGATGAGTATATATTTGATTCTAATGGTATAGCTATAGGTAGAATTCCTCGTAGACCAGGATTTACTTTTCCTCCATCACTAGTCCAACCAAATAATATAGTTACTCCAACAACCTCAGGAGTATCTTCAAATGCTACTGTAAGTTCAAATATTGGGGTGACAGCAAATTTATCATCAGATGGTAGGGTAGCTGAATTACGAGCTTTTGAAGGAGGAATTGCTATAGATGCTGTAATTAAAGGCGGTAATAACCCAGGATTACCATCATTCAAACCATCCTCTAGACCTAGAATTTTCCAAACTTATATTGATAGATTTCCTAATGATACTTTCCTACAAGAATATGGAGGTTTTTTTATTATAATAGAATCAGGACTTGATACCACCACAGGTGGAGGATCTGCACCTGTAAGTGTAGCTACAAATCCTAGTCAAGGTTCTAGTAGAAATGATACTGCAGGAAGAAATAATACAACAGCTTCAGGAGGTAAAGGTTCAAGTAGTGGTTCGGGTACTACACCACCTCCTCCACCAAACCCATTTGCACCTTTCAATAGTGCAGGTTATAATAATGAACTTAAACTTTACACAGTTCCTAACACTAACCCTGTAGTTATACGAACATATAAATTTAATAGTTCTACCAATAAATGGGTTTTAATTTCCACAATTGGAGGAACTGGTGGTGGTAAAGGTGGTGGAGGAGGTAGTCCTGGTGGTGGGGGATTTGGTGGGGGTTACTAAAAAAACTTGGATATGCAAATAATTTTTTGTATTGTAGTATACAAAATCTGTTAAACCATGAGTTCTCAAATTCCAAAAATTATTCATCAAATATGGGTAGGTGATAATCCTATTCCGGATCATTGTAAGGAATTTCATTTAAAAATGAAACAAATGCATCCTGATTGGGAGGTAAATTTATGGGGGAATGAAATATTTACCACTTACTACCCTAATGATCCATTTTTATCCAACTATAGAAAAAATGTTGAATTATATAAATGGGCTTTTATATGTGATAGAATTAGATTATTATTATTAAGAGATTATGGTGGTATTTATGTTGATATAGATGCTGAACCTATCAGATCATTTAATAATATTTTATCTAAATTAGAACCACACCATACATTCTTTTCAGGTATGAAACCAACCCAAGAAAATAATACTTTAATAGATTGTACTGTTTATGGGTCAATTCCAAATTCAAGAGCAGTTAATTTATGTTTAGAAACGTATGATGATATAAATTGGGCTAACGGGTGTAAGATGTTTAGTGATGCTTTAATAGCGCATATGGACACTGATATAGCGTTATTTAATTATAAATACTTTTATAACTGGGAACGAAATGATCCCCACACAATAGTTTTACATGATGTTGAAGAAACCCGACTTTTTAGTTGGATAGATGATAAAGAAGATAAAGAATGGTAATATTATCTATTACCTTTATACAAAAAGACAATTAATTTAATATTTATAACAAAAAATGAAATCAAGCGAATTGAAAAATATGATAAAGGAGGCCGTAAAAGAGGCAATTCAAGAAGAATTAAAAGATATTCTTTTAGAAGCTGTTAAAGCCCCAAAAGCATCTACTGTAGCAGTTGTCCAAGAATCAGTTTCTCAACCCCAACCACAATCAACCCAAACCCAAATGAGTGCTGAACAAAAAAGAGCAGCATATCAAAATATTTTAGGTGAAATGGGTGGCACAATGACAACTAACAATGTACCTCAAAGATTTAATCCAGCAGGTGGAGATTCAATTAATGGGTCATTACCCCCAGGAGAAGTAGATATGTCTCAAATCGCAGGTTTAATGGGTAAAAAATAATTTAAATGGCTCAAATATTAGCAAATAAAGTCCCGATTGATTCCAACCCCCGAAAAGCGGTTGGGTTTGGTTTTCCTATAAACGGTGATGCTGTTTTTGTACCCACATACACAACTAAAGATCAAATCAAATCTAATTTAGTTAATTATTTATTAACTAATACTAATGAAAGGATATTTAATCCTAGTTATGGGGCTAATTTAA